AGCTAAAACTTCTTGGTATCTAGATTCTTGTGCAGCCTTTTCTTTACTTAATTCAAATTGTCTTTCAGCAGCTCCAGCAGCCTTTTTAGCAGATTTTCTTTCTTGCATACCTGAGAATACTTGAGCACCTAAACCAATAGCACTCAATACATTTGCTCCAGGAATGAATGAAGAAGCCACACTAGCTACTTTAGATACTGCTGAAACAACACCACCATATCCTACTTTTCTTACATTTTTATGTTTCATATTAAACCTCCAACCTTGTTATGATATTAAATTTTCCATCTTCAGTTGTTGCTACTTCACCTGTCGGAATAGCTCCAAACATCTTATTAAACTTTAAAGCTTTTTGATCACTTACAAGACCATATACTTCATATATACCTCGTTCTCGTAAAGTCATTCTAATCTGTTTAAACACTTCAATGTAACGTTTAAACTCTGATACACTCCAAGCTTTAAGTTCGTTGTGCATTATCCAAACTTGTAGTCCTTCATCAAAGGACAATCCTACAAATCCATTTCCTTCTTCAGCGTATAGTATTTCCATTAGACTTTACTAATAGCTGATGCTGAGATACCCCATCCTAGTAATTTCATATCTTTACCAGCTTCAGATTCTATTTTTAAACTTAAACATTTACCTGAGCCTCTTAATTTATTCTTTGTTACAATAACAGAATCACCATAATCAAATGGATCTGCAGCACCACTTGGTATGTAGTTTCTTAATAATCTATATGCTTGGAATTGATTACCCCACTTACCACTGTTAGCAGAATTAGCCCAGTTCCATTGAGCTTGTACTAAACATGATGAAGGGTTATCTAAAAGAAGACTAGAACCTACAGTACTAAATCCATCTTCTGTTCTATTAAAGTAGAAAAAGATATAAGGTGCTTGTTTTTTACGCATAAGATCATTAAACAATTCATACCCTGTAACAAGATAGCTAGAATAATTAGCACCTGTACCTGAACCTGCTGTTTTCCAATCAGTAAAGGATGAACTATTATATTTAGATATAGTAAAACTAGATCCTCTCATAACAAGGAAACTAAATAATGAACTACGATTGGTTAGAATTGTATCAGTAATAATTACAGTAGTACCTGCAGTGACAATAACATCGTCAGTTCCTACTTCTACTGTACTATTAGATGTAGAAACGGCATATCCAGGTACTTCAATATAATCAGTTATTGCTGGAGAATTACTTGCTAAAGAGGATATACTATTAGTATACCATGCTTGAAGTGTTAAGTCAAGTACTAATTCTTTAGTATATCGATTAATATAGTTATCAGTTGAATATGTCGTAGAATCGTTATACATCCAACGAACTCTGTTTTCTTTCTCATCATAGAATCCACGGCAATTGTTTTTACCTAAATCTGGAATGTTTAGGTATAAACTTTGAATTGATGTTAATGAGATAGATTGAGCAGAGAAACGACCAGATCCAGCATCTGGACTTAACAAGTAAATACCAGCTTTAGACCAGTATACAAAGTTTCCACCTACGTTTACAATTGATCTAGGGTTAATAACACCATTAGGTGAGACCTTAGATACTTGGAATGATGTTGCAATAAAGCCACCAGTGTCACCATAAACTTCCCACACACCATTCTCAGCAAATACGAGTAGAGATGATTGAGAAGATACTACTTTAATAATCTGAGTTGCATCAGGGATTTGAATAGATCCACCATCAGAAGCTACTAGATCATTAATAGAAGGATCAGTTGGGTCATTTACTTGATGACATTTACCTAGTTGATCTTGACTTTGAATAACTTGTGTAAAGAAAATATATCCACTATAGTTTGGTGATCTTGAATCTCCACCTGAAACAACAGAGTTTATACCAGAATAGAATAAGCGTTGAGCATAAGATGCTACTGTAGTTATATGGTTAGTTTCTTGGTCAAGAGGTAAACTAGAAATACCTGATACTGTAGTTCTATCTGTTCCTCTAGTAAACGCATCAATAATATAACTACCACGAGCTACTTGATAGTTAGATGTAGAGTTTTTCTTAAGAACGTTAGGATCATACTTTTCATAGTCACCTGAACCTGGATTACTAATTTTACCTAAAGTCCAAACGTCAGCATTACTTGGAAAAGATCCTAGAATAGTTTTGGTATAATCAATTGCATCTGCACCAGATACAGTAGAAATGGTTGGATTCCAACCTTGGTTTCTTAAATTATATTTGTGAGTATTACTTAAAGTTGCTGGTCTATTATCAATAGAAAGACCATCATCGATACCCCAAATATCTCTTACATTAATTGTAATTGTAGATTGTGAAACAACATCTGTAGAACTATTGTAAGTTAAAACAACAGGTTTTGGTAATTCTTTAGATACAATAATTAATTTATTGTTAATAACAGTAGTTTCAATCTCAGCACTAGATAATCCAGCTAATGTGATTGAACTTCCACCATTAAGTAAATTAGCACTAGGAGTATTAGTAAGAAGATCTACGAACCAAAGTTTATCATTAATGCGAACAACACCAATAGATACAGTAGTATCTCCACTTGGTGTATCCCATCTATGGAAAGATTGTCTACTTGTTGCTAACTGAGCAGCAGTAAATCCTGTAGCTGTTAGAGCATAGTTGTCTTCATAATCAATACCAAGTCGTCTTGATCTAGAACCATCTCTATTCAGTACAAAATTACTTTCATCAATAGAAGCATTTTCAGGGAATGTTAGAGGATTAGCCTCAGTAATTAGACCCTTTATAAACGATCTATAGACCTTCTCAGTTAAGGCTGCCATTAGTCTTCCTTAGGTATAAAGGCTACTTTTTCTTCTTTTTTAGCTTTCGTATCTGCAGATCTTAAAAGATAAGCATTAACAGCAATATCTGCCATAGCAGCAGATGTATAAAGACCAGCTAATTCTTGTGGTAATTCACCACCAGGAACAAACTGAATCTTGCAGTGTGCTGTCTTTGGATCAATGAATACTTGTATTTCTTTTCCACCAGCTGTTTGATAACTTTTTAATACTCTCATTATTTTCCTTTAAGTAATTCTCTTCTTTTAAGTTCATCTTGACGCATAGCTTCAGTTGTTTGAGCAGACTCATCTTGAAGTTTATTCCAGAAAGGCGACTTACCTTCTGCTATACGTTTATCTGCACTTCTTTGTGAAGTTGCATAAACATCTTCTGGCACTTTACCTGTTTCTCTAATATAATTAAGATCAGCTGGATGAATACCTTTGGTTAATGCAGGTCTATAAGTTTCTTTAGTTCCTGGCATACCTACAGATACTTCAGTCATTACATCTCTGTTATTAGGTAAACGAACTTCTCCTAAGAATCCACGTTCTTTAGGAGTATTATCTAAACGAGAACCATAGTTAGGTTCTTGTGCTCTTTTTAATTTAGAATAAGGACCAGCCATTATTTTCTTTTAAGTTGCTCTCTACGTTTTAATTCATCCTGAAGCATCTTTTCAGTGATAGTCATAGAATTCTTAGCAGCGTCTGCTGGTGAAGTAAATGTACCTTGATCAATAGCTTTTTTAATTAATGAACTTTGTTGCATGTCTTCTTTTTCTTTTGCATAGGCATAGTAGACATATTATTTTCCTAACTTTTTAGATGTTTTTTTAACTTTTTTAGTAGTTACTTTCTTTTTAGATTTCTTACCATATTGTTGTGCATTAATAAATGCTGGTGTATTACTTGTTAGCATTTTGTTTCCTTCCATAGTTAGGATAAGAGATACCGTTAGAAATTCTCCAAGCTTCTTGACTCATTCTTCTCTTTTGAGACACTGCTTGTTGTTCTACTTTAGGATTAGCCATTTGTTTTAAAGTTACAAAGCAAGCTGACTTAGCATCATTAAGAAGATAACTAAACATCTGCACTGGGATATCTGGTATAAATGAATCAGATAATGTAAATGTTACTGATCGTTTACCATGACATTGAGTCTTACTATTTTGTAAAGTAGAATCAACATCACCATCAAAAGCATCAAATACTAGATAGTCATCATCAAAAGATGTAAAGTAAGTTGGAGCTTTATCATTATAGATATTAAGTTTAATACCTGTAGAATCAGTTACAACTTGAATATTAGAAGCAGTACTTACTCGTTTATCTACAATTTCAAGAAACTCTTCTGGAGTCTTATAGATAATCTTTGTATATCTGTTACGAGTCTCGCCATCTTTAATACAATCATATTTAATCCATTCAAGATCAATGATTGTTTCAGGTAGTCTCATGTGTGTAGGACGAGCTACAGTACCATTTGAGTCTAACTGGAAGAGTTCTTTAAAGAATGGATAGTCTTTACCATCTACAATATTGTAGTATGTTGATTTAATAATTTGTGCTACTTGAAGTGATTCTGTGCTATCATTGATAGAATTGACCTCATCTGAGTCCATATCAGATAAGATATCTTGAACCATTTCGAGTAGTGTCATTTTAGCCATGATTGTTTCCTATAGTTTGACTGCTGTTAGTCCAGCTTCAAGTACTGTAATATTAGTACCTGATGAAGTACCATCTCCAGCTACATGGATTGATAGGACTTGTCCTGCTGTAGCAGTGACTAAACCAAGAGCTGAAACATGTAATTTATCAGAACCATTAGTAAATTTTTGAACTGTTATAGTTCTAGTACTATTAGTTCCATCAAGATTATACTTAAAGTTATAATTAGTTCCTGAGGCTAGCGATGCTGTTGAAAATAAACACCAGAAATTAATCATGTAATTTCCAGCTTCAGCTAAAGTAATAGTTCCAGAACCTGCTGTAACTGTTAAAACATTAGTAACTCCTGCTGCCCACTCACCAGTTGGGTTAAGTTTAGCATAAGCAGAAGAACCTGAAAGAGTTTGAGTTGTTGCACCAGCATCAATATAAATTTCGGCATGGGCTTTACCTGGAGGATATTCCCAGTCACCAGAGCCAGCACCATCAGAAACATAAACCTTACCTGTAACGGCTGCCGCTACTCCTTTAGGTTCATGAAGATCAGGATCAGTAATAAGCTTATGTTGTATCGTCAATTTAGAATTCCTTTATAAGAATGGAGAGGCTCCTACCATCGTAAGAGCCAATCCAAGATTTACTACTTGTTGTAAACGTATTTCACAACAACTCGACCTGCACCTGCTGTTAAGTCATCTACAGTTGGAGTTACAACTAGTTCACCAGCAGCAGAACCAATGCCTTTACCAACTAAAGCACCTGAACCAGTGATAACACTGTTTGCAACTGCGATTGTTGTTTGAGTAGCATTAGCTGCTGTAATGAAGCCGTCAAGATCAATTTCTACGCCAGCTGATGTAGCTAAACCAATAGTTAAATCAGTTGTTGTTGAAGTTGAAGTGAAAGCTGTATCAACGATTAACTCAGCAGAGATAATAGTTGCGTTAGCTGGGATTGAGAATTGTAAGTTATTTGTACCAGCTGCAGGAAGATCATTGTATTTGAAATCCCACACTGCCCATTTAACTAAATCATCACAAGCCTCAGCTCCGAACTTACCATTGGTAGTTCTTACACCGTAGTGGTTTGCAACGCCACGTTTTGCATCAATTTCGAATGTCATAGTATTTCTCCTTAGTATGTAGAACCACTTGTTAAAATAACGCCAAGTGAGTCAACACGTTGGGCACCGAAACCGAATCTTGAAGTAACTTGATACTTATCAGCACGTTCTTCTTCTGATCTCCAACCTTCAGTTTTAGGAGCACGTCTCCATGCGTGCATGATAGGTTTAACGCTATCGTCTGCAACTGACATGAAAATGTTAGCAACGTCACCAATTTCAGCAGTGTCATTAGCTAGACCGTATGAAGAAGCATTAAGAGCTTCAGTAGCTGTCTTCACTGGTAGGTAGTTAGAAGTCCAGATATCAAAACCAAAGATGTTCTTAACGAACTTGTGGTCTTTTGCAAAACCAGAAGTTACGATACCTTCGAACATTGGGTTGTTAGATACTGAAACTAAGTTAGAAATGCTGTTTAATGTTGCTTCAACGATTGGATCAACAATAGCGATACGACCAGCTGCAGGAACACCAGCTTTGTCAAATGCTAATTTCATACCGATAAAGTCAGATAAAGTCATAACACGAGTTGAAGCACCTGCACCACCAGCTACCCAACGATGTGGACGACCATTAACTAAGTTTACGTTAGCATTAGTTTGAGCTGTACCAGCTACGTTTAAGAAACGTGATTCATGGTTTTCACCAAGAGCACGAGTAGATTCCATAGCACGCATTGACATTAAAGCGTCAACTTGTGAACCATCTTCACGAAGCTCATCAGATACTTTCCAAGCGTCACCAACATAGTCAGTGATAGAAAGTGTGATGTTACCTGTGTCGATTGGGTTGAAGTTTAATGGTGTATCTTCAGCTGCGTCTTGTAATGTTACAGTACCAACAGTCTTGATGTTCAAAGTAGTGCCTGAACCAAAGTCTGATACATCTCTGTATAAACCTTCTGGCAAGAGATAGTCATGTAAATTGTCAAGAATAAACTGAGAATACTGTTGTGCCTCAATAAAGGCAGTAGTATTGCTTGTTAATTGTGACATAATATTTCCTTTTTATTATAGTTGAGATTTAACTTTTTCGCCAGCAATCTTCCAAGCATTAATTAAATCTTTTGTAGTAGCACCAGGTTTAACTCTAGCTGATAAAGTAGACGCATCTGCTTTACCTGTAAGAGCCTGTGTATTTACTGTACTAGTTGGTTTACCTACGGGTGTAGCTGAACCTTCTAATCCTGAAAGCTTTAATACAATATTTGGAGAACTAGCTGCCAAGCTATTTAATTGTTGAGCGTTTAAACC